CGCCTGACCTTGCGGGTCGCTGTAGTGAAGATCCCCCTCCCCCAGCACCCACACCCAGGCGACGTGACGCCCAAGCGGATCTTTGGGCTTAGGTGGGAGACGTGCGCTTTCCTGCTCTTGCAGGATCACGCTGTGCAGTCTGTGGGCAGGGATCAGCACGAGGCACCTCCAACTGGTAAAGAACCACAGGACCAGGGCAAAATCTACTGAACAGCTACAAAGCGGGGACGATTGTCAACCTGTGGGCTTGGATCACCTGCCCCCACGCTTGCCTCGTCTTGGATCGCCCCCGTGTCGGCCTCCTGCGTCGGCAGGTCCAGAGCCTCGTCGAGCACCGCGCGCGCTGCGGGCCACAGGCGATCACGGATCTGGAGGTACTTCGTCAGCGTATCGACATACTTACCCTGGTCGCGCTGTTCGACCTGCCCCCAGGCCGCCCGGCAGACCGCCGCGCCCGCGCCAAAGCGCGCCTCGGTGTAGAGCCGCAGCGTGCGTTCGATCGCCTGCGCCACCAAGAGCGCCGAGGCGTCGAGCTGGTCGCGCGCGTCCCCCGAGGCGCTCTCGCGCGCCGCGAAGCTGCCGTGCTGTTGCAGCGCGATCAAGCTGTGACCGCCGCTCATCGCACGCGCCGCAGCCCGCTCCATCAGCGCGATCTGGGCGGTGAGGTCAACGACCAACCCGTCGCCGGGCGCTTCGAGCTTGCAATCGAGCCCCGGCGGCAGCACAAGCGCGGGCATGTGCGAGGCCTCGTAGGTGGCCAGGTGCGTGAGGATCTCCTCGACCTGCGCCTGGGTCGCGGGGGTGTCGGGGTCCTGCGTCACCACCCACGTCCCGGCCGAGTTGAGGGCCGCCGAGACCATCTGAAGCTGGTGGAGGTCCTGGTAGGCTTTGAGGTAGGCGTAGGCGCCCCGAAGAAGCGACGTGCCTTCGAGGTCACTTGGACCGGCCTTCAGACGCGCGACGTGGACCAGGCGCGACCACGGGATCAGCACGCGCTGCGCCGGGACAGATCCCCAGGCGTCGGTCTGCACGAGGCCCTGGACGACCCCCACGGGCGTCTCGCCTTGCAGCACCCACTGGTAGACGGTCCACGGGGCGCGCGGGGACGGGATCTGGGGCTCGCCGCGCTTCCAGTGCAGCTCCCCCAGGTAGAAGCCGCACACGCACGACCACTGGGCCACGTCGGCGATCCAGTGCGACAGGCCGTATTCGAGCCCCGGCGCCGTCCAGCGCTTCCAGGTTTGGAGCTGGTAGGCCAGGGCACTTGCGTACTGGACCTGTTTGACCTTGTCGAGTTCGGGGTCGCTTGTGGGCTCGGGGGGTTCGGGGGGTTCGAGCCGCCAGGGGATCGAGGCCAGCGCGGTGAGGATCTCGGCCAGCCTCTCTTGAGCCGGGGGGCAGGTGCGCAAGCCCCAGTACTCGCCCGGATCCGACCACTGCCCCCGCGCCAGGACGGGTGTGAGGTCGGGGTTTTGTTCGAGTTGGAGGTAGCCCATCTGCCACGGCAGGCCCGGCGTCCCCAGCGCGGATCCTGAATCGTCGTAGCGCACCGTCACCGGCAACCCCTGAAACTGCCCCTGTCCGCGCCCAAGCCATGTGCCCAGGGTTTGGGCCGACGAAGACGCGCTAGGGGTGGCGACGTTGATGGGGTCGGGCACAAGCGCAGGGTAGGTGGTGGCGTCGGGCCCGGTGGGCTCGGGCTGGGGCAAGAGCGGCTCGCCCAGCGCGACCTCGACGGTGCCGTGGCCCAGGCGCGCGGTGCTAATCCGCTCCCAGCGCGGGGAGGCTTCGCGCAGCTCCTTGGGCTGGAACTCGGGGTCGTCGAAGTCCAGGGCGGGGCGCCTCGCCTTCTTGCTGGCTTCGCGCAGCTTCTTCAGACCGATGCTCTCGACGCGGTGAACGATGGGCTCGGAGGGCGGCTCGGGCGTGGGTGGCGCCGCAGGCAGCGGGGCGAACAGGGAGCGGATCCAGGCCCAAAGCAGGGCAAAGCGCAGGCTCATCGAAATCCTCCTCGCGCGGGTGCGGCGGCCTTGACGGCTGCGCGGCCCGCGCCGTTGCTGTACAAGATCTCACCTTCGGGGGGGCGCCCGAGCAATTGCACCAGGCGCGAGACGGCGTCTACCCGGTCGTCGTGGGGCTTCAGCGGGAAGCCCGCCCACTGCTCAAGCCACCCGCTCCAGTCGTGCTCGACGTCAAGCACCACCTTCCCAGCGGCGGCCCGCGCGGCCCAGGGGGCGGCGTTGGCGACCTTGTCGCCCTGGACGTGCAGGCGCCGCAGCGTGACGCGCGAGAACACCGGCTGCTGTTGCAGGTCGTCCACGGCGACCTTCCACGCGGCGACCTGTTCCACGCCCACGACCGTGACGCCCCTGGTCAGTTCGGCCTCGGCGGTCTGGCAAATGAAGGGCTTGGCGCGGGGCCATTCGAGCTTCGCGGCCACGGGGCTCGTCAGGCACAGCACGCCCCCCGGCGCCCACCACCCTCGGACGCTGGCCGTCTCGTCGGCGCGGCGGTCCTCGCTTGCAGCCAGATCCCAGGCCCGGTGTGAGGTTGGCGGGGGGACAAGGCGCTCTTGGCGAAACCAGCCCCGCTCAATGAAGCCCGCCGACCAGTCCACGAACGCGCCGCCGAGCTCCTGGTCGGCCCAGGCGCCCTTGTAGTTCTGCGCAAGGGCCTGGACGAAGTGGGTTGGGAGGGCTGCGTTGTCGCGGGTGTGGGACTGGAACAGGGCGTGCTGGGGGCGCTCCTCTTCGACCCAGCGCTTCCAGATCCAGTCGCGGCCGCGCGGGGTCGTCGTGATCCAGGCCACGCCCCGGCCAAGGCGCAGACGCCCGAGCAAGACGTCCCACACGCCCTCGTCGAGGTAGGCCGCCTCGTCGGCCCAGGCCCAGTGCAGGTTCGGGCCGCGCAGCCGGTCGGGCTTGTCGCCGCTGCGCCACAGGATCCGCGTGCCGTTGACGAGCGTGGTGGTGAAGCGCGAGTCGTTGTGGCGCTTGATCAGCGGGTGGCCTGCTTCGCGGCACAGCTCGTCAAGGTCCAGGAGGGCCTGGAAGGTAGCGTCGCGCAACATCGAGTAGGTCGGGGCCACGACGACGCCGACGGAGCGGGGTGGCTGCTGAAGGATCTCGATCACGCCCGCGAAGCTCTTGCCGCTTGCCACGCCCCCGACGAAGGCCTTGTAGCGAGCGGTGTTAGCCCAGAAGGCGCGCTGGGCATCGGAGGCGACGACGATCTCAAAGCTGATCACCGCTCGCCTCCGTCGTTGTCCTTCTTGGGCTTGATGACGACACGGATGGTCTGCGGGGGGGCGTCGACCTCGGGGATCTTGTAGAGCCCGTGGATCCGGGCCAGCTTGTCGAGCGCCGCTTGTGCGTCGTGTAGCTCCACCTCGACGGTCGTCGTCTCGGTGGTGGTGCCGTCCATGCGGGTGGTGGTCTGGGTGCGTTGCTTGGTGCGCTTGACGAGGTCCAGAGCCTCGGCTGCACGCAGGCGATCAAGGTCCACCTGGCCCAGATCGTCGAGGTACAGGTCGGCCGAGGCGCGAGCTTGGCGGCTCAGGCGCGAGACGACCTCGGGCGGGCGCATCGTCTGTGCCTCCCAGCGGCCCTTGAGGTAGGCTTGGATGGCCTTGTTGTGGAGGTTGTCGAACCCTTGGACAGCCAGGGTGTTGTCGTTGCCCTGGTAGCCCGCCATGCGGGCGGCCTGCTTCGGGGAGCCGCAGCGCATGTAGGCGTCGGCCCAGGCGATCTGGAGCTGCGTGAGGTTGGTTCGAGAGCGGCCCATTGGGTAAACGCCCAATCAGGGCTGCGGGGCTTGCCGCAGCCACACCTTGACCTCGGCACCGACCACCTTGGCCGACCAAAGTTGCGGATGACCCCTTGAGATCCATAGCCCAGCGCCGGAAGGTGGACCACTGAACACGGGTGTTTTAGCCACGGCTGGCCACCTCCCAGGGGCAGGGGTGGGGTTCGACCAGGAGTAGATCGGGGTGGGGAGCGCGCCCCAGCCACACCAGCCCAGCAGGAGGGGTGAAGAGCAGCGCCTCAGCCAGCCGCTCGTCGAGGTGTTGGCCCACCAGGGGCTCAGGGTTACGCCCGCGCCGGGCCACCCAGCCCAGCGTCACCCGCTCGTAGGGGCGGGCGCTCAGACCCAAGACGGCGCGGGTGGGTGCGTGGCGAAACCAGGCCGTGCGGGCGCTGCCGTCGCAGGGCGTGGCGCACAGGTAGGTCAGCAGCGCGGGCGGCTGGGTCAGGTAGGTGAGGATCGAATCGCTGGGGTGGCGCGCGCCACCCCACAGCGCGGCCCTGCCGCTGACCACCCGGTGCAGGTGCGTGGAGAGCGACACGGGATCGGACGGGGGACAGGCCAGTGAAGTCATGGGGTGTCTCCTTGGGCTTGCTCGACGGCCTCCTGCGCTTGCTCCACCGCCTCCGAGATCGCCTCGGCCTCGGCGCGCTCTACGCGTTGCCAGCCGACGATCCGCGCCACAGACGCGCGGGAGGGCAGGGCGCAGCCGCACGCCTCGGCCAAGAGCAACAGCTTGCAGCGCTCCCAGGGGAACACGGCGACGCCTTGGTAGAGGCGCAGGAGGGCGGCCACGGGGAGGGGGTCGTGGGGGTAGGGGTTGCGGGGGGTCATCACCACAGTCCCTCCGCGGCGTCGGGGGCGGGGATCGGCTCGCGCCGTTGGGCGTGATCGAGGCCCGCCCACAGGGTCGTGGTCAGCGTCAGGAGGTAGCGGTAGGTGTCAGGGGGTAGGTGTCCGGCCAAGGCGAGGCGGGCGAGGTACTGGAGCAGATCCAGGATCTCCTCGTTGGCGTCGAGCCAGGGATCGCGCCCGTCGTGGGTGTGCAACTCCACGCCATACTTGGCCCGGCCCAGGGCGACGCGGGTGGCGAGCTGGGCCAGGAGGCGGTCAGGGGCGACCGTTCTTGGTAGCTGTCCCAGATCATCCTCCAGGGCGGGCCAGACGGGCTGTGAGGCTGCGGTGAGGCGCGGGGGTGGCTGCGCCCCGTGGACCCAGGGGGAAGGCGCACAGACACCGCAGGGGGCGTGGTCAGCGCGGAAGCCCTGCTCCCACGTGGGCCAGGCGTCGGGGGCTTGGGGTGGGATCGGGGGCGGGGACACGGTGTCGGGGGGTTGGTTCACGGGATCACCTCCAAGAGCTTGCGGTCTACGATCCGGCTCAGGTGGGGCTCGGGGGAGGAGGGCAGGCGGACCTCAGCCTCGCGTCCGTCGCGGTAGAGCAGGACGGGCGTGTGGGCGGGGTAGGTGTGTTCGGCGCGCTTGCCGTCGGGGCAAAGCTCGCGAAACGTGAGCGGGACGTTGGTGCGGCAGGTGACAGGCAGGGGTTGGCGGGCGGCCTCGGCTTCGAGGGCTTCACGGGCGACCTGTGCGGCCAGGGCTTCACGCGCGA